GCAAGCGCAATTAATACCGGAATTACAGTACAATTCCGGTTCTTGCACCGTTTATACATACCCATACCTTTTAACCCGGAGCTTTCATGAGTAACGAAATCCAGACCACAAACAACCAAGCCGCAAATCCGTTCGGTCGGATGATGACGGCGGCTGGCGGCATGAACGTCGGCGCGGTTGCTATCGAACAGGAACGCGCCATTGCCGAGGCGCAAGGCAAGCTGGTGCTGGCTAAGCGGTTCCCCCGCGACACAGCCATCGCGCGCCGCGACATGGCCGAGGCTTGCAAGGACTACGCGCTGGCCGAGGTCGCTTTCTACGCGTTGCCCCGCGGCAACGAAACCATCGAGGGCCCGACCATTAAGCTGGCCGAGGAACTGGCCCGCTGCTGGGGCAATATCGACTACGGTCACCGCGAGCTGTCGCGCAGCGACGGCAAGAGCGAAATCGAGGTCTACGCGTGGGACACGCAGACCAACACCACCTCGACCCGCCAACTGACCGTGCGCCACGTCATCGACTTGCAAGGCGGCAGAGGGCGCCCGTGCAAGAGCGAGAAGGAGATCGACGACCTGGTGGCCCGCAAGGCCAGCGCCCAGCTCCGTGGCCGCATTCTAGCGGTGCTGCCCAAGTATCTGGTTCAGACCGCCATCGCGGCATGCCGGCTAACGCTGGAGGGCGGCAATGGCGTCCCCCTGTCGGAGCGCATCGACAAGATGATTGCTGCATTCGGCAAGATCGGCGTCGACGAAGCCATGCTGACCAAGCGTCTAGGCCATCCCATCGGCAACACGACCGCCGAGGAACTCGCCGAGCTGATCGGCGTGTTCACCTCGATCAAGGAAGGCCACTTTACGGTCGAGGATCAATTCCCGGCCGACGACCAGGACGCCGGCTCACAGGACGCCGACAGCGAGAAGGCCGGCGCTCAGAAGCTCGTCAATGAGCAGAAGGCCGCTGCAACGGACAAAGGCGGAAAGGTGGCTGAAAAGTCGACCGCCGAGAAATCCACAGGAAAAAATCAGGAGCGTCAAAAGGCGCAGGCCGAGAAAAAGCCTGATGCTCAAGCCGATGCCGTGCCGGCCGCCGCTTCCTCGCAAAAACCTGACACTTTGGCGAAAGAAAGCCCGGAACCCGAGACGTTAGAAAACGGGCGGGAGGACAATAACTCAGACAATTCGGAAAACTCAGGTAACGCAGACGACAAGGATATTTTCTAAATGCACGACAATGACAACAAGGTGACGCCAAGCTTGGATGAACTCAGTCCGGGGGAAGTGTCAGCTCGTTACAACGGACGAATCTCACCCCGGACCCTCGCAAACTGGCGGACGCAAGGAAAAGGGCCGAAATATATTCGCCGTGGAGGAAAAATCTTCTACCCCGTGAAATACCTGGACGAGTGGGACGCCAACAATACCTACCAGTCCACAGCTAACTACAAAGCTTCTTAGGCCCGCGCGGGGCTTCGGCCCCGCCCACACCCTCCCTGGACAATTTATGGAATGGACAACGCAGCAGGCTGCCGCGATCGACGCTGTGCACGCCTGGCTCAAGGACAAGAAAGGACCGCAAGTATTCCGCCTTTTCGGTTTCGCCGGCACAGGCAAGACCACCATCGCCAAAGCCATCCGTGAGGGCATCGACGGCAAAGTCCTGTTCGGAGCCTTCACCGGCAAGGCCTGCTTGGTGCTACGCAAAAAAGGATGCGAGGGCGCCAGCACGATCCACAGCATGATCTACAAGCTGGAAGACCCGGACCACAACGGGCAACCGAAATTCGTCAAGAACCGCGACAGCGACGTGCGCTATGCCAAGCTGGTGATCATCGACGAGTGCTCGATGGTCGACGAGGAACTCGGCCGCGATCTGGAATCCTTCAATACGCGGATCCTCGTCTTGGGCGATCCGTTCCAGCTACCGCCGGTCAAGGGAGCTGGGTATTTCACCGAGAACGTCATACCCGACGCCATGCTGACCGACATCCGGCGCCAGGCGCTGGACAACCCCATCATCCGCATGTCGATGGATATCCGCGAGGGACGCGGTCTGAGCCTCGGACAGTACGGCGACAGTCGGGTCATCACCCGCAGCCAGTTGGACACGCAAGACGTCCTCGACGCCGACCAGGTCATCGTCGGATTGAACCGAACTCGCCGCGGATTCAACGCCCGCATCCGCGAGCTGCTTGGCTTCACCTTCGACACACCGCAACGCGACGACCGGCTGGTGTGCCTGCGCAACAAGCGCGATCTGCAGCTGCTCAATGGCGGCATATGGACGGTCAAGGTCGCGCATGCGCCTGATCAGAACGACATCATCAACATGGCCGTGAAGTCTGAGGACGACGAAACCCTGACGCACCCGATCACCGTCAACACCTACAAAAATTTCTTCTACGGCACCGAGGACGAGCTGGAGTGGTGGCAGCGCCGGGAAACCGAGGAATTCGATTTTGGGTATGCCCTGACGTGTCACAAGGCACAGGGCTCTCAATGGGACAACACCATGGTGTTCGACGAGAGCCGTACATTCCGTCGAGACGCCGCCCGCTGGCTCTATACCGGTGTCACCCGCGCCGCCGAGCGCATAACCGTAGTCAACTAGGAAAGGAAATGGACAACAACCAAGAGATCGACGAACGCGCCGCATGGGTCGAGCGGCACATTAAACGCACCCTGACCGACTTCCAGCGCCGCGCCGTGGTGCTGCTGTGCCAGGCGCGCCGCTCCGGCCCTTACGAATTCGCCCGGACATTCGAGACGGCTGAATGGGGATGGGGCAACGGCGTGCGGTTCGTCGTGGAGCGGCCCAGCCTTGCGACCTACGACAGCGACGGTCTGACCGCGTTGGTCATCGGCGCCCACGACCAGGCCATCCGCGTCGAGATCGACCCGCGCAGCTTTACCCACCTGGCGATCATCATGCACCCGCGCACACGCGAGCACGAAAAGCAGTGGGGCCGTCATCCAAGCATCGAGCACGCCGTCGCCCGCTACCGAGGCAACCTGCATGCCGGCCGTACACCCACCGACTACGCGCTCGAGCATGCCGAGTATCTCGCCCAGGCGGCCGAAAGCCTGCTCGCTAGGATGGACGAGGTTTTTATAGCCCAGGAACGCGCCGAGGACGACGACAGCCAGGAGGTCCAGGATGCCCTTGAGCACGCGCTAGAGTGCAATGGCGAAGCGCAGTCGAAGCTGGTCGAGCGCATCTATGAATTCCGCAAGCGCCGCGACCGTGCGCAGGAGGCAGCACGATGAACACCGCCAGCATCAAAGCGGCGATGCGCGCCCGCTACTGCGCGCCGGAATGGGCCCTCATGTACGAGGTCGGCAACGCTACCGGCAGCCAACAGCGCCGCTGGGCTGACGCGGTAGCCATGAACTTGTACCCGTCCCGCGGGCTTGAAATCCATGGATTCGAATTCAAAGCGAGCCGCAGCGACTGGACGCGAGAGCTGAAGAACCCGGATAAGAGTGGGCCCGTCCAGCAGTACTGCGACCGCTGGTGGGTAGTCACCCTGCCGGACATCGTGCGCGAAGGCGAGCTGCCGCCAACATGGGGCCTGCTCGTGCTACAGCCGAGCGGTCAACTACGCCAGGTTGTAGCGGCACCCAAGCTGGAAGCGGAGCCTCCTGGCCGTCCCTTCATCGCTGCGATGCTTCGCCGCGCGTCCGAAGTCGACGCCTCCGAGGTTCAGGCAGCCGTCGAAGTCCAGATGAAGGATCTGCGCGAACGGAACGAACGGGATATCGAGCAAAGGGTCCGCTACAAAACCCGTAAGGCGGACGAGGCTCTGGAAGCTATCGCAACGTTCGAAGCCGCCAGCGGGATCTCGCTGCGGAATTTCAATGCAGCCGCGATTGGAGCAGCCGCCCGCTATGTCCATAGCGCTGGGGTTATGTCCAGCTATGGCGGGCTGCGAAGCATCGCTGAGCAGGCGAGACAGATCGCTGAAAAATGCGAGGCCGTGCTTGATCCATTTGCAGCCCACATCGAGGCTGCAAAGCAGGGAATGGCCGCGAATCCCGAGACGAAGTCCAATGCCGACTTTCTCTGAAATCACCGGCCAGCCGGTAGACACATCGTCCGAGGACTGGAGGCATGAATGTGAATGCCGCCATGTCCTCGACGGGTTCCCGGATAAGTCCTCGCGCAACATGTGGCTGTACGGTGACCCCGACGGCGTGCGCGACGCCATGGGCCGGATCGTCGAGGATCGAGTACAAAAGAAAAGCGTCGCCCATATCCGAGGCATCGCCGCGGCAGATCGTATCCGAGAGGGGGCTATCGCGATAGCGAACGCACGCAAAGCGGCCAGACAGAAGCCCTAAATATGCGCCCGGAAATGCGCCCGGAGCCAAATCAGCCAGCGGAACACCACCGCTGGCTTTTTCTTTGCCAGCACCAGCGCATCACGCACAAAGCCCACGCATCCCGGCCAATCCCGTCGAAACCTGCGCCCGATAAGCGCCCGGAGCCTTGTCGCGCCCGGAATCGCGCCCGGTTGACTGTGCCCGAGGCACCGTCTAAGTCACTGAGAAACCGGAGTTTTTTGCGGTAAGGAATGGCGCGCCCGAAGAGATTCGAACTCCTGACCCCCAGATTCGTAGTCCTGACCGACACGGTCACAGGGGATCACGGCGCACCCTTCTAAATCACGAAACACCCCGGTTTTCAATGGGTTACCGCGAGACGGCACGTCGATCGGTTCTCCATTGTTCACCGAGGTTCCCGATATTTTGCGCCCGACCTGCGCCCGAAATTGGGAGCCCCAAAAGAGCACAAGACTCGGGGTTGAAAATGAAGAAAGCGAAACTGACCAAAACCATAATCGACAACACGGGACCGGGCGAGGTGGACGTGTGGCTTTGGGATACGGAGCTGCCTGGATTTGGCGTCCGCATCCAGCCCAGCGGGCGCAAGACCTACACCGTCCGCTACCGCGCCAAGGACACGAACACGCAGCGAAAGATGACGGTCGCGCGCTGCGCCGACATGCCGCCAGACCGCGCACGCGACCTCGCGCGCAAGGCCTTTGCAGCCGTGGCCGAGGGCCGCGACCCGGTAGCCGACCAGCGCCGAAAGATCATCGACGCCAAGACGGTCGAGTCGATGCAAGAGCGCTACATGAACGAGCACGCCAAGCCGTTCAAGAAGGAGGCGAGCGCCGACCTGGACGAGAAGAACTGGCGCATCCACATCCTGCCGGTGTTGGGCAAGAAGCTGGTGCGCGAGGTCAGCAAGGCCGATATCTTGACCCTGCACGGCAGCCTATCGACCAAGCCCGCCACGGCCAACCAGTGCCTCGCCCTGCTCTCCAAGGCGTTCAATCTGGCCGAGGATTGGGAGTGGCGCGACCGGCTCACGAACCCCTGCCACAAGGTCAAAAAGTACGAGGTGACCGAGCGCGAGTTGATCCTGACGCTGGCGCAGATCAAGACGCTGAACAGCACCCTGACCACGATGGTGGACGAGAACGATATCACCCAAGAGTTCGCCAACCTCGTCCGCCTGCTGCTCCTGACCGGCTGCCGGTTGCGCGAGATCATGCACGCTAAGCGCGAGTGGGTAGACGAGACTCGGCGGCTGCTTTTGCTGCCGGACAGTAAGGTGGGGCAGCGCAAGATTGCCCTATCGCCGCAGTGCATGGCGATCATCGCCACGATACCGAAGGCGAACGAATGGCTGATCCCCGGACGCATTCACGGCGAGCCGATGATCACGCCCTACTCGGTCTGGAAGAAGGTCAAAAAGCGGGCACGGTTGCCCGACGAGCTGCGCATGCACGACCTGCGGCACAGCGCTGGATCGCTCGGCCACATGGCCGGTCTAAGCCAGAAGGAGATCGCCATCATGCTCGGGCACAAGCAGCTTTCTACTACGGAGCGTTACCTGCACGGCCACAACGGCGCGCAGGCTACGATCGCCGACAAGATGGCAGAGACGATATCGGCGGCTTGGTAGCCTACCAGCGGCGGCGCTCCTGCTGGGACTTGCACTGGACGCAGAGGCAATACCCGTAAGAGCGCCTCACCGCCGGCATGTCGTCCTCGCAATCGACGCACAGGGCGGGCCCATAACCGGGCTCGCCCGGCTCGTATATGCGCTGCTCGGGACGAGGCGCATTGCGCAGCGCCCATTCTCTGGCCTCGTGTTCCTGGGCCTTATCTTCAATCGACATTCTGCCTCGCGGTGCAATTCTTGAGCGAGGTTTCAAGCTCGCGTTCGTATCCGATGCGCTGCTGGCGCTCGGCGCGTAGCGCGCGCATCTTGACGTCAATGGGAGCGCCGACCTTCAGGTGGTCGACGGCAAAAGCGGGCTTGGCGGGCACGACGGCCACGCAGGGCACGGGGACCGGGATCGGCACTTCAACGGTCTTGATGACCGTCCGGGGCTCCGTGGTGGCGCAGCCCGCGAGCAGCATGGCAGCCACGACCATGTACGAGGCGAGGAAAGCGACGCGGTACATGATCATTTCAGGCCCCTCTCGCGCCGTAGCTCGGCGTCGAAGGCATCGCTGGCGGCTTGGCATACGTCGGCGCCTGCGGGCGTTTCCTCGGCCAAGATTCCCTGCGCGTTGTTCTCGTGCTGGGCGCGGGCGTCCATGGCTTCCTTGCGTGCGGCGATAGCCTCGCCCTGAGACGCGGCGAGCTGGGCTTGCAGATCCAGGAGCGCCATGTTCTGTCGGCCGACAGACGCCTCGCAGGCCTCAGCGGATGCCTTTTGCAGAGCGGCGTTGTCTTGGGCGGATTTGAGCGACGTGGCGGCCGTTTCCAGCCGCGGCGAGTAGTACAGCCAGCCGGCGCACAGCCAGCCGATGCCGAACATCACAGCGGCCGCCAGAAGGCCGATGAGCGCGTTCTTATACATTGCTGGGGTCGTCGGGCTTGGGCGAGATAGCAGGGCCCGCGTCAGAGCGCTGTGAGCTGCTCTGATTGCCGGGCCAGATGGTACGGCGAACGTCGGTAAACAGCCCGCCGATATCTTTGTCGTTGCGCCTGTCGAACCAGCGGATAAAGGCTCCGATGATCCACCAGGCCGGCATGCCGGCGATGACCTGAAGCGGTGCGCTGACGTACAGAACACCGAAGGAAGTATCCTGCCCGTTGAGCGCCGCCACGGCTGCAGCGGAATCGAATAGGCCGGGGAACCATCCGTGGACGGCAGCCACGAGGATCGGCCCGAACAGGTAAGACGCTAGCAGCGTGCACACCATGCGGCCAAAAAACTCGATCTTGGTTTTGGGGGGCAACACGATGAACGCTAGCGCCGTCGAGATAACCCCAATGATGAGCTGCGTGCCAAAGTACTTCGCCAGCGCAATCGTCGCGGCGGAACTAGTCGATGCGGGTTCCATTGAGGTTATGGCCTTGTTTGGGAGTTGTGGCATGCGTGGAGCCCTTGCGTTTCCATGTTCATTCGACTCGGTTCATGAGCCAGCCGAACAGGAACTTGCGCTGTGTGGGACGCGCTTCGGTGATTTCGAGGTAACGGGCCGCCTGAACACCATTCAGCCCACGGAAAAGCGCGGTACGGCCATCGGCCCCGCGCCATTTGAGGAACTTGGAAAGAGCGTCGAGCGTGATGGGCCCGAGACGGCCGTCGGCGAATACCGGCTGATACGGCGCACCAGGCGCACAAAAGCCGGTAAGCCAGCGCTGCAGGAACGTAGCCGCTACGGCCGGTCCCATGTTGACGCCAGTATCGACCAGCTCAGCGCCGATCTTAGCGTCCAGCTCCGCGACCTTGTCGAACTTAGGAATGACGACATAGCGGTCGCGGTAGATTTTCTTAGCCAGAGAGAGCGGAAGATTCCGCATCGGGCCCGCGTAGCCATTGGCGCGAGCCACGGCCACGGTGATGCCGTACATCGTCTCGCCGCCAGCGTCGTCCGGGTCGTTGGCGTACCCGCCCTCGGCCTTGATTACGTTGTCGATGATTTGGTCGATTGTAGACATAAAGAAATCCCTCGTTACATGAGGGATTGTTCCGTCACGACGCGAGCCGATCCATGATGGATCAACTAAGCTGGGGCATGATCTGGTCGATCTTGTCGGACAGTTCTTTGATCGCCTCGATCAACACGCCCACCAGGTTGCCATAGGCAACGGAGAGATACTGCCCGTTATCGACGACGGCCTCCGGCACCACGTCCTGCACCTCTTGGGCGATGACGCCGACCCGGCGCACGCCGTCGCGCTCGTAGGTTACGCCGCGCATGGCGAGCACCTTCTCCAGCCCACCCTCGACCGTGTAAATCTTGGACTTCAGGCGGCGATCAGAGAACGCAGTGATATCGCCGTTGGCGGTAATAGAGCCGGTAACTGCGAGGTTGCCGGAGATCGTGCCGCCGGTCGTGGCGAACTTGCCTGCCAGGGCGGTATCCAGGCCCGAAATCTTGCTCGTTGCCAGCGTCGGGATCCGAGCGGCGTCGAACGTTCCTGACGTGGTCTTGCTGGCCGCCAGGTCAGGGATGCGCGCGAGCGCAAACGTACCGGTGGTGACCTTCGCCGTATCCAGATCAGGAATGCGCGCCACGTCGAACGTGCCCGTGCTCACCTTGGCCGCGTCCAAGTTCGGGATCTGCGTGACCGGAACCAAGCTGCTGGCATCGAGCGAAGCTAAGCCATTTGCTGCGCCGCGCATTGCCTGCAGCGCCGCGATAGCCGATGCATTGTCCGAGATATCGCCCTGAGCCGTTGCGATGGCGCTCTGCAACGCCGCAATGTCTCCGGTGATAGCCGAGAGCTGGTCCGCGAGGTCCGTCGGGACAAGGCCCTGCAGAGACTCGACATCCGCCGACAGCGACGCGATCGCGCCGTCCAGGGTAGTGAAGGCGGAGCGCAGCCGCACCACGTCCACATCGAGGTCGTTGTCCTCGTGCGGCAGCGGCAGGTCCAGAAAGCTGGTGCGATCGTCGATCATAAAGTTCTCAGGTGATGCTGACACGCAGGTTAGCGGCGCGAGGGCGGGCCGCCGCAGTACCCGTGAATTCGATCTTCACCCGCAAGGCCGCCTTGTTCACGTCCTCGAGGAAATAGTTGAACTCGAAGATGCCATCGCCGAGCGCCTTGGGAGACGCGTCCAAGGTCATTTCCTGCCAGGTATCGCTTTCGCCCGTGCCCGACACAAAGACCTTCATGGTCGAGCCCGAGGGCAGGTTCGCATCCACGATGACACGCACGTCGCTCTGGAAGGCGTCGGCTTCGAAGGCGCGCGAGACATAGACGCCGGTCGAGCCGAGTGCGCCGCTAATGATTTGGCTTCCCGGAGAGATCGAGGCCGACATGGTCGGCGTGGCGCGCAGCTCGACCGACACCGGCACAGGACCAGAGATCGGTCCAGTAAGTTGCAGCACTTGGCGGTCGCCAGTCCGGCGCACGTTGCCGTTGCCCAGGTCGATGGCGATATTCGCGTCGGCGCCAGTCGAAGGGCTATCGGTCAGCGCCGAGACGATCATATCGGTCGTGTTGTTCGCCGTGATCGTCCCGAGATTGATCGTCCGCGAGGTTTGCGTGTAGCGCGCCGCCAGCAGGCGGAACGTTAGCTTGCGATCTTGGTGAGCGGTCCAGGTCGAGGCGTTAGCCGACGATAGCAGCACGCCGACGTTATAGGGCTGACTGGTCACCCAGCGGCCCGCAACCAAATCCCATTTGCCCAGCTCGGAGATCCCGACCTCGGTCACGGCGTCGTTCGACAGGATGACGATGGCATGCTCGACGTTCTGCGGGATGGTGATCGGCGACTCGAACGCAAAGCGGTTCCAGTCGTTCACGGTGACCTGCGCCGTTTTCAGGCGCGTCTCGCCTACGATCTTCTGCGACGGCACGCCCGCGATCGTCTCGCGGATCTGCACGATCAGATCGCTCGGGCCCATGGCCGTCACGAACAGGTCGACGCCGCCAATCTGGCGGGGCTGGTCCAGGATGAACGTTTGCGCCAGCGGGTCGTAGTAATGCCGGGTGACGTTTGTCACCTCCTGCATCACGTTTTCGACCCACGTCCCCTGGCCGAGGAAGGTCGCCGTTCCGAAGCTGCCACCGGAACCGTTGAACACAGCCTCTTTAAGGCCGGCGGGCACATTGGCCGGGATAGTGAATTTCCCGGTTACTACGCCGTTCGCATCTGCATAGAGGGGCATTTTTTACCTTCAGGGAGCAACAGGGTTGACGGCCAAACCGTCAAACGTGACCGAAACGAGCTGTTCGTTCGGGCCAAAGCCCTTGATTTGGAAATGGACGTCGATCTGGCGCAGGTACTGGATCGCGCCGCTGCTAGAGCCCACCTGACGCGTCTCGTTCGTGGTAACGGTCCAGAACAAATTCGGGCCGTGCCAGTTGGGCTCGTAGACCACGAATTGGTTGGTGACCGGGCTGGTGTAGACCGTGGTCGTTTCTGTCCAGCGGTCGACGGCCGGCGTCAGTGTCACCTCGGACGGCATGATGTCGAAGGCGAGATAAGGGTTCACCTTCATCGAGCCGGTGCGCTCGGTATTGCTGAGAATCGTCTCGAGCTGGTAGGCGCACACCTCGCGCTTCGTCACGTCCTGGCTAAGCGCTTGAGCGGTCGCGGCGATCGGCAGGGAAAGCGTGCCGTTGGCAGACGCAGCGCTCTGCGCAATGCCAGCGTCGCGCATTTGGTCGTTGATAAACGGATCGACGAACAACCCCTTCTTGGCGGTTGCCTCACGAGTGCCAGCGTCCGTTTTCAGCGTGTTGAGCGCGATCAGATCGGTCAGCAAGTCCATCCGGCGCCGGTAGTCCTCGATCTCATTCATCGGGACTACGCGAACGCCATCGTTCACGACCGTGCGGCGGTCATCCCAATATTGGTTGACCTGAGCCAGCGCCAACACGTCCTCCGGCACCTGCGGACGAACGGGGTTGAAAGCGGTCGATACACCCTCGATCCAGACGAGCTGGCCGTCTTGTGTCAGGCACAGACGGTCGATGCGGGGCAGCATCGAGTTGTAGCTGGTCATAACCAGCGTACCGGGAACCGCGCCTAGGACGCTAAAGCCCTTGGCGTCGGGATCCTGCGGAGTGACGCTGGTGATGTATTGATAGGTGCAGGAGTAGGTTGAACCGGTCGCAGGTTCCGCACCGCTAAGCGACCAATCGACCTGACCGGCGGTCAGCTTGTAATCGGTGCCCTTGACGTAGGTGGTCCCGCCTTGCGTGACCGACACGATATCGACCACGGCAGATTCGGGGATCGTATCCGCCGTTCCCGAGGCCGGGCCGCGAGTAATGGTTTCCGTGGTCTGGCGAGTGATCCGAACCTGCGAAAAGTCGCGGGCGGGCGGGCGGTCAATGTTGATGCGCTGCAGGCCGAGCGTGTCCGATACCTTGGGCTCGGAGTCTACGAATTGCAGCACCGGCTCAGCCGGATAGGTGACGCGGCGAGCAGTATTCAGGTTGATGGCCCAGCCGTTCACGTAAGCGCGGCCTTCGGTCACCGAGTAGACCTGATTGCCGCCGGAGTCCGCCAGCATGCTCACGTTCATGCCGGACACGACGTAGTTCGAGCCCGTGCTGTCGCGGTCATAGCGCGCGATCGCTTGCGAGACGGAGTCCAGAACCGGCGGCGCTTCCTTGCCGCGCAGCAGGCCGTCGTCGACGTAATAGATCGGATAGAAATCGCCGTCCTGGTCGTCGCCCTGGAAACCCCATGCAGGGTCAATGCGCAGACGGCCGGCGCCCGGTTCGTTGTAGTTTCGGGTTTCGGCGGCAGGATCCAGCAGGCCTGGATCTTCCTGCTCGGTAATGATGGTTTCCACCAAGTAGACGCCGATCAGGACGGTGCCCGTGAGCGGGATCGTCATGGTGCCAGGCGGCACGCCACGAACTGCGCCGTCGAGGTAGATGGCCCCGGACTCGCAGGTGACGGCACCCGTGTTCTGGTCGACCACCACCCGCGCATCGCGCACCACGTCGCCGTCCTTAAACAAGGCGTCGCCGATCGTGCGCATGCGCTGAGCGGCAGCGTCCTGAATTTCGTTCAGCTCGGCAGACTGCAGAACCTTGCCGGCACGGAACATGTGCCGTTCGTAGTTCTTGTCCGGGTCGAAGCGGTTGTAATAGCTATCTAGGGGGCCGGCCATGTCGATCCTTAGAACTGGACGACGAACTCAAACTGCTGGCGGATTTCCGGCGAGCGTTCGAGTTTCGGGATGCGTTCGAGCAACAGCATCCGGCCCGGATCAACAACATCGGCAGGCAGGAAGTATTGCTGGTTTGATGGGACGGAGCTGTCGATTTCAGTGCCGATGAACACGCCCAGCTCGCGGATGGTGGCGGCGGAAGCGTCGGCAAAATCGAAAGTAAAGCGCAGGAACAGGTAATTGGTCGGCTGCGCTGAAATGGCGAACTGCCCATTGGGCACGATAATCTCGCCATTGGCGTCAGGCTTACAAAACTGCGCCTGTGTCGCCACACGTCGGCCGATTTCAGCCTCAAGGGCGAGCGCCGTCAACGGCTCCGGGACGGGTACGGTATCCCAATCGGGATCGCCCGAGCCCCAAGCCAAATGAATCGGCTGGTCCTTCAGGACTTCAGCAACGGCCGCGCGGCCAGAATTGGTCAGGATCGCCATTCGATCTATCCTCCTGAGAGGATTGTGGCGTCACGACCAATTAGCTCATTGGGATATTGGTCCCGCCCCAGGTACGGCCAGCTTCCCACGTACCGCCGTCCGCCCAGGTGCCAGGCATAGTCTTGCCCGCTGACCAGGCCTCGCCGTCCAGCGGTTCGGAGATTTCCGACGCCATGGTGGTGGTGCCGCCGTACTCGGCGATGGCGGGCAGCAGATAGGCAATGAAGGCGCTGGCTAGAACAGGTGGAACGGAACGGTAAACCTTACCGAAGTCAGGTCCGACCGAAGTAAGCGAGGCGCGGATTTGCGTGGCGGCGCTCGATACCGCACCGACCAGATCGGTGATGGTGGTATCCATGCGCCACTTACGGCTATCCCACTTTCCGCCGGCTTCCTTCCAGGAAATCCCCTTGCGGTTGAACGAGGACCGGATCGACAGCGTGGCGCTGCGATAGTTCCTGACCAAATCGTCTTGATCGAGCACCATCCAGCCCAGCGCGGCATTCTGCCAAGCGGTGGTATAGGTTCCGATCAAGCTCGTGCCGCCAGACCACACCGTGCCATTCAGCCGAGCATCCACCCACCCGGCCATTTCCATGCTGGGGCGCAGCACCAGGACGCCGGCCGGCCTATTGCGCTCGATGATGGGGAGGACGTCGTCCCAATCGATCACCGAGTTAGAAACCGGCTGGATCAGGTGATAGCCGTAGTTTGATCCGTCGTAGAGACGATCCGAGCCCGAGAGCTTCGACTCGTCGAGCCGGAACATATTCACCCAAGGCTCGCGGATCCGCACATCCTTGCCGGTGATGTCCTTGATCGCCTTCTCGATAGCCAAGGCATTGACGCGCAGCCGGAACGCTTCCTCAGGGATGCGCGGCGCGTAGTCCCCGTCGGTTTCGCCGGCATTGCGGCCGATACCGTAGATCAGCCCCCACACGTCTAGCCAGTAGCCCTCGGCTTGCGGAATAACCATCTGCCGCAGGGCTTCCTCCTTCTGGACGCCAGCCACGCGCAGCTCGCGCGCATAGGCGCTCAGGATCACCCATAAGAGCGACGTGTAAGCGTTCAGGTGGTCGCCGTTGGACCTATGCTGATCGCCCGAACCTTCGATCAGCACCGCGGCACTGAGAGAGCGCAGCGTTGGCGACAGGTACGGAACATCGAAGCCGTCATCGATCAGGTCCATGGACAACTGGACAAGCGTCCGATCGGCCAGATCGTAGGTATGGACCGCCGCGTCATCCCCGACCGTCAAGGTCAGTACTTCCTCTGCCACCTTCCAGCGGCAGCCAGCCATGTGCTGGATACGGATAGCCAGCTCCGCGCCCGGCCGCTTGTCAAAGACGCCGTGCGGATACCGTAGCAGTCGCTGCAGGATGGTCAGGGGAGACGCCATTAGAGAGTCGAAGCCGAGAAGGAGCCGGGGATAAGAACCTCGTTCGCCTCGCAAACGTAGTTCTCGGTGCTAACGGGAACGATTGCGCGCACGCCAGTCACGTTCAGCAGCATTTCAACCATCGTGCCCAGGAATAGGGTTTCTTCCGGCTGAACAGAGGCGATCGCCGACGAGAAAATATCGCGCATCCGCTGGATGACTTGGTTCGACAACACAGCGCCCGGCAGCATTTCGACACGTACCGCCAGGGAGACGGCGCGCTCGACCATGGGCAACGCATCGACCCGCACGCCGGCAGGCCGGAACCCAGGCGTGATGACGCCGGTCACTTCGTCCCGCCAGCCGTCCAGGCGCCGCTGCGCGTCGGCCAGTAGGGCCGCGCTCGGGAGGCCTCCCGAGGAATAGAGATAGATCCTGACGTAGCCGGCGGTTTCGACCTTGCCCGAGCGGGTGACGTATTCGGTCAGCACGCCGTTGCCGTCGTAAACTTCCGCTTGTCGGGCCGCGTACATGCAGGCCTCGATCGTCCCGCGAGACAGCGCCGCAATGAACTCAGCAAACCGAGCCTCGCGCTCGACATCGCTCTCGACATCGCGCCCGGTGCTAATGCCCTGGTTGCTGATCGTAACCGGCGAGCTGGCGAAGAACGTCGACGCCACTATGGCGCCAGGCGCAGCATTGCCCGCCACGCCAGCCGAACTCGCCTCGACAAGCACCACAACCAGGCTGCTGCCGGCGGCCCACAGCGTCTCATTCACGGTTCGGTACACGTAGCCGTCGGCGCGCGTGAACTCGGTCGCCGCGGGGATATTCAGGTCTTGCGTGCGCGGGAATTCCGAGGACACCGTGACGTAGCCGCGAGCCGTGGCCGCTGCCAGCCGGTTAAAGCCGAACGAGCGGAACGTGGCCACCGGAATCGCCTCGCGCAGACCGATGAAATACTGGTGGTAGAGTTCCTCGATTTCGGTCGCGGGCGCCTCGAGCATCGTGCGCGCGACCGAGCCCGGCTGGAAGTCGGTGATCTTCTTCGTAGCAGCCCGCGCCGCGTTGATTTCCGAGGCGGTAATCGAGACGAAATCTTTTAATTGGAAAATTTCTATTCTCCTTCAGGCATATTGGGCCAGAAGCGGTTGCCCTTTGAACGGTTTGTGGACGCTGGAATAACCCTCAGATTAAATTCATTATGCAAACCGCAAACAATATCGCTGACCAAAGGAACAACATGATCAACGTCGAACGGAACGCCGAATATTTTTCTTCGGATTTTCGATAAACGATTTGCCTCCACGACCACCAAATCTAGCAGTTCAGGACAGAATGGTCGGTTCGCATTTAGCTTTTTTGCTCTGCGCTTTTGTACAGCTTTCTGTGCAACAGCATGTTTGTGTTCGCTCGATTTTACTCTTTTTAGCCCAGCAGATTTATATGCACATCCGCAGGATATGGTGTCGCCGTTTCTCAACGACATTCCGATGCAACTTTTCTCTGCGCCGCAATCACAGATGCAGCGATAGTATGCAAATTTTGCCTTTCCATACGCAGGACCAGGAACTTGGCTAGCCACAGTTAGGCTGCCAAACCTTGCGCCGATCATTTGTTTTTTTACTGCATCCTCCCAGCCGCACCCGCAAGATAGGGTTCGACCGAAATTGCTTGAGGACACGACGCTGGTATTTCCGCAATCGCACACACAATTCCAAAATATACCGGAGCTCCGGCTTGCCATTGAAACGGCAACAAGCCTTCCTGATCTGGTTCCAGTACGGTCAATAATTTTGCCCATATTACGTCCAAAACTCGCACACCGGATGGTCCGGGCGCGGGATGATGGGCAGCACAGACTGCTGGTCTTCGGTTAGGTCGCCCAGGACGTTGACGTGGTAGCCGGGCACGGCCTCGTAAACGTCCTCTTGGAACACCTCGCCGTCGATTTCGACGGGCTGGGTTTCGCCAGTTGGGCGGCGGACTTGACCGACAAACGAGACGGTATAGCCGGCGGCAGGCTCGCTGTGGATGAAGGGCTCGTCGCCTTCGTCACCCACAACCTCGACCTCAACCAGGACGCCAGCGAGCAAGAGCGCATCGAGCATTTCCTGCTTCGTTTCGGAGCGCAGAAAGAATTCCATGTCAGACCACCGTGGGCAGAGTTATCGGCGTGCCAGTCAAAATCTCGTGGGTTGAACGGATCTGGCGGAAGCGAAAGCGTCGGTAGTCAGGGGCTTGCAACACAAAGACTTCAGGTGCCACAGGACTTCCTGTTCCTGCCGATCCACTGTTAGTCGACCCGTTCGTTACTGCACGGATATCCGCAGGGTTTACCTTCAAAGCGGTTTTCACCACACCAGGGAAAACGACCGTACCCCCGCTAGGGTTGAAGTTCACAGGAGCGGCTATCTGCCACTTGCTTGTGTTGCCTGTGCTAACGGAAATGTAGAATCGATTGGTGCCGGCAGCACTTGTAAACCTAAACGGCGACGTCCAGCTCGGCGCGAACCCGTCTAAGTCGTAATCGGCGAACACCGTGCCGCTTTGGTCAACAGGGTTGAGCATGTTGCTGACGGGGCCAGAAACAGAGTCCATTGCTCGCGTTGTTGGCGTATTGCCGGTGCGAATATAGCAAGTCATCAGGCCGTTGCTGATTTGCCAACCACCGGCATCGATGGCACCCGACCCGTCCAGACTTCTAGTGTTAACACTGACGTCGCTGTTGTACACAAAGCGCGCAGAGTTAATAACGCCGGCACGCGCTGGCGTAATCACTACTCCCGAACGAACTATGCCGTCTGCGAGAGGTGTTGTAACTTGGGTTATCGTAGCGTCCGCTGCCGCAATACCGCTGGTCGTGGAAGATCCTGTGCCTCGAAACGCAATCCGCCAATCGCCAGTGCCACCATCAGCGAACGCCACTGATAGTTGCAGCCAAATATAGCGGTTTCCGTTTGCGTCCGGTGGCAATTTCAGGAAGCCACTTATGCAAATCGGCGCACCGACGACCAAGGGAACGGACGACGGGAGGTTATAGGTTCCACTCAAGTATGGCGAAAAAGATCCAGCGTTCTCCTGAAAGCGGGCCATCGTGAGATCGCCAAATTTGTATGTGGATGCGATGCTCGCTCTGTCGCTGCCTGCCCACCACCTAAATCCGACAGTGCCGGAATCGTGTTCAGAATTTGGTAGATAGTTCGTATTCGCCCCATCCAACAACAGTCCGTCTTTCTCGAACATCGGGACGTTTGGTGCGGCAATGCGCGGATACCCAGCGGGGTCGATGTAGCAACCCGCTGTGTCACGAGTGATAACGAACCCCTCAGGCAGCGACCGAGTGAAATCCAGATTGAACTCGCCGGCTAGAGGATACCGCGCCAGCGTAGAAACCGGCCCGAGAACGGTGGGCGTCGTCATAGCGTGGTCCCCGAAATCGTCCAGTCGACAGCGCCGATGGACTTGGCCTCCAGCTTGTCTCCCGCAGCGAGCGAGATTGCACCGACGCGGAGCCGGTGGGAGCCGCCTTCAGGCAGCGCGTCGCCGGGCACGATCAGCGCTGAGCTGGAGCCTTTCGAGAGCCGAAGCGAAACTTTACACAAGCCGAACGCATTAATCGCGCAAATCACCTGCGTGACGATCGCGGGGCCGGTCAGAAGGGTTGTCCACGTGTCGCCCGAGGTAGACACGATGGCAGAGGTAGGCGTCATAGCCATGGGCGCGACTGCTCCAAAGGTAATGGAAGCAGGGTAGCGTCACGACGATTAGAGGCCAGCCACGTCGATGATTGTGTAGCTGTAGGCCGTTTGCTTGCCAGGGGGGACGCTAGGCGGGCTGTAGGTCTGCGGCCCGAGATAACCGAGCGGCGTCCATACCACCGACGATCCGCTGCAGTGGACGCCCTGAACCTGAAAAGACTCAGCGAATGGAACTACCGTGCCGACGCCTAGAGCCTCCCAATGGATATCGTAGCAAAGATTCCCTTGAATAACGGCCGGAACCACAGCGCCACCATAGGTTCGGGTCAAAGATATCTGGTTGCCTAGATTGTCGCCGGAAATTTCGTCAATCCAGCGCATATACTTCATTCTTGAATCGAACGTGACCCCGCCGCCGCCGTTGCGGACGCGCAGCCCATAGTTCCCACCATACATTTGTCCGAAAGCAGGATCGTCGAAAGTGTAGATCCAGATGTTGGCGGGGGGCCTGCCGTCGGCGATACTTCTGAAGATATGGCCGCTTGAGTTCCTTCCCATCAGGAAGGCAGGCTGATCTGACCTCCAGGCGAAACATCCACGATCAGACGCGCCGAGATTTATTATCCCCTGATGGAAGCCAGATCCGGGGGACAAGGTCAGCAACTGGACCGAACGAAGCGCCCAGTTGTTATAGGTCTCGTCGATTTGAATATATCCGGTGTTCGGGTTCCGGGCTCTGAATCCATAGGCCATCAGGCATGCACTCCGTATACGACCTTTACGCTTTTGAATGAGCTGGCGAACCCGGTATTAAACGTCCAGCTAAGCGTCCGGCCTGACAGAGAAATAGTAGGAAAGCATACATCCGTTCCGATGCCAGTCGTCCCCGCCAAGGCATAGAACGGAACCCCGTCAGCATCGCCGATGTAAATGGACCCATTAGACGTCCCGGTATCGACCCACCCTAGAACTCGGGTCAGCCGATCCGTGTATTCAACAACGATGTTGCCAGCCCCATCCCGAGCCCTAAATCCGTAGGCCATTACGATAAGTGCCCTAGTTCAACACGTAGAGCGCCATTCTCGTCGTGGACGGTAATCCCACTAGCTTGCATTAAAATTCGACCGCCGCCCGCTCTTCCAAATATCGCAAACGTACCAGCATTCTCTATCGACCATCCTGTCCCGTTGTCCCAACTGTAGTTGGGTGAGTGGATACCGTTAGGACCAATTACACAGCCGCCAATCTCCCCATAACGCATGCGCACGTTATTGAAGTCCGCAAAGCCGTCTTTTTTGATGAGCCATCCACCGCCGCCATCAGCATAGCCCGGCGAGTGGATATTATCATTTCCGACGATCAGCGCGCCAATCTGGCCCGTCCCATCAGGACGGAGCAACCAGCCAGCAGCGCCATCCGCGTAGTTCGCGCTTTTCAGGCGCCCGCCAATTGTACCGTCACCAGCCGTGAGCTGGCTGGCGCTGATAGAGGCCGTGCTGATGTCAGTGGCGATCAGCGAGTTCAGCTTGACCACACCGCCAACGATCTCGAACGGCTTCAGCGAGCCCGAGCCCTGCACGATCTCGAATTTGTCGGCATTGATCAGGACCGTGCTCTGTAGGCTGGTTTGATCGCCTTCGACGCCGACGCTGATACCGCCGATGGCATAGCGGCCGCCGGAGATAGCCTCGACCGTGATGTTGCGCGTGGCGCGCACAGAACCATCCAGCAGTGCCAGGGCGTCAGACGTATCGGTCACTCGGGCATCGACCGCCGCGACAGCGGTGTTTGCAGCGTTCGCCGCTGCCAGGGCATCCGTCGCGGCTTTGTCCGACACGCCGACCCAGGCGCTGCCGTTCCAGCGCTTCGGCGTGTTGTTGCCCCCGGTGGTATCGATCCACAGGTTCTGCGACAGGCGCTCGGCCGTGGCCGGCGCGCTGGACTGATAAAACACCTTGCCTTTGCTGCCAGCCAGCGTCGAGGCCGTTTGTGCAGCGGTCTGAGCAGCGGCAGCGTTCGCCACAGCCGTATCGGCGGTGTTTTGAGCCGCGCCGGCCGAGGCAGACACCGTGGTGATCTGCTGCGCCAGGGCGGCATGGCCGTCGGTGCGAGCCTGCGTCTCCGTGGCGATGGCGCCCTCGGCGGTCCCCACGCGAGCGGTCAGCTTTTCCACGCTGCGCGCGATCGCCAGGTTCTCTCCGGTCAGGACTTCGATACTGCGCGTCGCACCCGCCAAGGCGCTATCGTCCTCGCCGTTCTGAGAGAGCAGCACGTCCAGAAGCTGGGCGTTGTCCTCGGTTGCCGCGGCGACCTGATTGATCGACGTAGTGTGATTGCCGACCGTCACCTCGAGCGTGCCGACCCGCGTGGCGGTGTTGGCCGTCGTGGTTTCGAGCGTCGTAATCTTGGTTTCAGCCGTTCCCACGCGCGTGGTTAGGCTGGTGATGCTCTGGCCGTGAGAGGTCGACGCGGTTTGCAGGTTCGTAATCGACGTGCCCTGCGTGCCCTGCGTCGTTTCGATGGTCGTCAGGCGCCCGGCGTATCCAGCCGAGGTCGTCTCCAAAGTTCCGACGCGGGACGTGACCGAGGCGAGATTGCCTTGCGTGGTGGAGAGCGAACTTTCCACATCGTCAAGATCGTCCTGCACGTTCGACAGACCGGTTTGCACCGCCGTCATGTTGGTGCCGAGCGTCGAGACATTGCCCTGCACCGTAGTGAGGGTTCCCTGCACGGTTGAAATCGCGCCCTGCGCCGACGACAGGTCGCCCTGCACGCCCGATACCGTCGTCTCGACCGTAGTCAGCCGGCTGGCCGCATTTTCGGCCACGGTGCGCACGTCCTCGATGCTGGACATGGCGGCAGCGGCCGAGACTTCGAGCCGATCGATTGCCAGGATTTGACCGTCCTGGATCTGTCGAATTTCGGTAATGTTGCCGTCGTTCTCACCCTGCGACGCTTCCAGCGTCACCAGGCGCAGTGTTTGATCGGCAGACGCCACCTCGACCACCGCCACGCGAGACAGCGCATCGCCGGCTTGGAACTCCACCGTGGACAGGCGCCCGGCGTGATTGGCCGTCGTATCTTCCAGCGTCGAGATTTTGGTCGCGTTGCCGCTGGCCTTGGTTTCGACCTGAGTAAGCCTTGACGCATGGCCCGACGTGGTCGTCTCCAGGGTCTGGATCCGCGACTCCGAATTACTCGCCTTGGTTTCAACTGCGGTAAGGCGCGTGCCTTGGCCGGCAGTCGTTTGCTCGACGGTCTGGATCCGGCTGGTATTGCTGGCCGTCGACGTTTCGACGGTAGTGACCCGCGTAGCCAGATCCGCCTGCGCATTTTCAACCGTGGTGATCCGGCCGGACTGGTTACCAAGCTCAACCGCGATGGCAGACAGACTCACGGCGTGGCTATCGGTCACGTCCAAGAGCTGGGTAATCTTCGACGAGTTCCCGCTTACCGATGTTTCCAGTTCGGTGAGTTGCTGGGCATGACCCGCAGACGCATTTTGCAGCTCGGTGATCTTGGTATCGACGCCGTCGGCTCTGGTTTCGACCGTAGTCAGCCGGGATGCATTGTCGGCGGTCGCTTCTTGGACCGTTTGGATGGCACTACCAACCAACCCCTGCCAGAACTGGATGTTTTCGATCGAAGCAGCATGATCCGCCGAAGCTTCTTCCAGATTGGAGATCTTGCCGGCGCTACTGGCAGCCGAAGCTTCCACCGTGGTCAGGCGCGTAGCTTGCCCCGCCGAGGCCGTTTCCAGCGTAGATACCTTGCCGGTCAGCGTGCCGACATTCGTCTCCACCGTGGACAGGCGCGAGGCTTGGTTGCCGCTAGTGGTTTCTAGCGTGCTGACACGGGACTTAACGCCGCCGATATCCGTTTCGACCGTGGTCAACCTGTTGGCGTTCGTAGCGGTCGCCGTTTCCAGCGTACTGATTGAGGACTCGGCATCATCAGTACGCGCAGACAGCGTCGTAAGAGCAGTGGCCTGTTCCTGATTGGTGATCAGGATATTGCCGATCGACGTCTCTATGCCTGAGCCCCAGGTATAGAGATTATCGACGCGTGTGGCCTGTTCCGCCGTAACGTC